TTTCTATTCAATCCACCTATCACATCGTTTGTAATTGGTGTACTGTAATCGATATCCCAATTACCATTTTCATCAAACCTTAAAACTGCAATTTCAATTCCAAAGTAAATGTAATTTAATTTAATTACACTTGCACCGTACCCATTAGGAAACTTGTAAATGGTTTGTGGATAACCTAAATATTTTTGTTCTTTGATATATTTTTTGAATTGTTCGCTGTAAGTTAAATCCATCACTGTGCCTCACACTCCACAAACAGTTCTTTGATTTCATCACCAAACAATTCAATAGCACGTTCGGCATCTTTTTTATTTTTGAAATAGCCGAAAAGCGGGAATGTTTCATAAAAATAAATATCGTTAATTCCTATTTCACTATCTGTACTTGAAATATAAAAATAATACTTTGCGTCATTTTTTCTCCAATTAGGCTTCCAATCCCCATTACACTCATCACGAAACGCTCTAAATCGTGTCAGTAGATTTCTGCGTTTGGATTCTAGTTCGGCTGCTTGTTTAGTCGTGAAGATGTTACCTTGACTAAAAAAACTATTATCGGCTTCTATGCCTCTCCAAGAATCTAAAAAAACATCTCCACTTGATTGGATACAATAATGTTCATCCCCAACTTTATAGGGGCATTTCATTTCCCATGTATCTTCCTCTTCTTCCTCATAAATTTCAATATCAGGTAATAATTTTGAAAATTTCTCTCCAATTTCAGTAACACCAACTCTGAAATTTTCCACTATTTTTTGCAACTCTTCCATAAGAGCCTCATATTGTGTTTTATCTTTCATTTTTATCCTCCTTAGTATCTGTAATCATTAGGATTTGCCCACGTCGGCCATTCAATCATGTCTGGATTCTTCTTCAATTGTTCGTTTAATTTGATTGCATTGTCTATCGCCTTAAGCGACGTTTCAAAACCTAGTAAGAAAGCAAATCGTTCATTATAGCTCATCTCTTCGAGTTGTCCATAGTTAATATCTTTTTGAAATTGTTTCAACGCTCTGTCATACATCGACATATCCTTGTACTTGCAATGAGCCACAATCAAGTAATGCACATCGTCTTTTAATTTATCAAGCTCTGATTTCTCTTTCATTATTGGTCCTCCTCAATATTTTTAAGGTACTTTTCGAATTCTTTAGCGTCCATTTTGATTAGACTTCTGATTTCCTTTTCTTTCTCGTATCCAGCTACCATTCCGTTGAACAATGCCACAATAGCGAACAAGATATGAATTCTACTAATTCCAAACACATTAAGCATTAAAATTGTGTATGCTATGATTTGCCAAAATATTACCCATAATTGATTTGTTTTCATGATTAATCCTCTAATCTTTCTATTAACAAGTCCAAATGTTCTTTTGCTTTTTTTAGATCCTCGAGCATTTTTCCTTTGCTTGGCGCTCGCAGCACGTACTTCAAAACGTTACCTGCGATATATCCATCAAATGAGTTTTCGTATTTTGGAATAAAATTGTCCATCACAGTGAACACTTCTAATCCATAAATACCTTGATAATGCTTTGGATGTTTAACCGCTTCTTTGATTTTCGATTTTTCAGTTAAACCTTTGCTCACGTTCGCTAAATCCATTACTACACCTCTTTCACAAACACACCGTTGATAACTTTCCCTTTACGGTCCTTAATCTCGTGATAAGCACTTTCTAAGCAATCCATGAAATCAAGATTGCGCTGCATGCAATATCCGATTAGCACTACTGTAATATCTCCAACCGCGTCAATCTCTTCATCGCGGTTGATATGGATATATGCTTCTTTCAATTCGTCTACTTCTTCCTGTAGTTTGGTTAGCTGGCCACTTCCGTCCAGCGTATCCAATCCACGTTCTACGAACCAGTTTTGAACTAATCGTATTAACTCTTCTCGTTCGATTCCTCTTTTTTTAATTGGATCATTTAAATTCATTTAATTCCGGCTCCTTCAAAATATGCTTCTAATCTGTCCATGATTTTCTTACGTGTGTTCCAACCAATCTCGTATGGATTACGTAAGAATTGATTTAACGTTGTTGTTCTGATTTTCAATATGTCTTTAGCCATGTGATTGAAATTGTTCTCAGAATCTGCAATCATCTTTTCAATATCTTCCCTGGTATCCATCAATACTGAATCATACCAAGCGTCTAACCTATTAGGCCCGATGTTCTTGTCCATCTTGTTAATATGGAATGGTTTTGATACGGCTATTTCAATGATATTTCCGCTCACACCGTTCTCCTTCATGTACTTTCTAGCTTCACCGTACTTTTTGAATTCCATCGCTTCTTGTTGACTTGCTTTGAATTCAAATGTTTTAACTGGATGTTTTCTGTCCAAATATCCGGCTATGCTGCTATGATCTACAATTTGTTTGAAATACATATTGCTGTTTTTAATCGCAAATGCCATACTCTTTCTCCAATTCTGCCATTATTTCTATATCTCTTCTGATTTTCTTCATTACTTCGCTGTGTGGGTTATCTACATTGTAAGTAGCTATTATTACACGGTCTCTATCTTCAATCAGACGGAAGCCATACAGCTTCTCTAATTGGGCCACTGTCAGAGCTTGCCAGATAGCCTTGTCTTTCTTTTCTTTCTGCTGCTCAATGTATGCTACTGCATACTTGTGTTTATATAGGCTCATGCTTTTAATGTTTCTCTGACACCTCTTAGCCTCTTGCAGCATAACCATCACAGCTTTAGTTGTTTTAAGTCCTTCAGACTGCATAATGTTTTCGAACTCTCTTGCATTCATCTACGCTCGAACTCCTCTACAAAATTCATTTGAGCCTTATAGAACTTGAATGTTGAGTCCATCAAATCGCCTTCGCGGTTTTTCTTGATAGAGAACTTCACTCGTTGATATCCTTCGTGGTTTTCTTCTGTCTCTTCGTTGCTTAAGAATCCAACGACATTTGAATCTTGCTCGATTGAGCCTGACTCTCTTAAGTCACTTAAAATTGGTGATTTATCCTGGCGTTGTTCTACTCCACGAGATAACTGAGATAAGATAACGATAGGCACTTGATATTCATTAGCAAGGTTCTTTAATTCCCTTGTAATCTGCTCAATCTGTAACCTTCTATCACGATTGTTGTTAACTTTGATAAGTCCTACATAATCGATGACTGCTAAATATTTCCCTGGAGCTTGTCCTGCAGCACGTTCTTTAATAATTCCAAGAATGTGATTGAGTTCAGATACAGTGTCATAGACTTTCAAGTCTTTCTGCTTGAAATACTCAATAGTCGCTCTCACTAGCTCTTTATCTCCAGGCTTTAGCATTCGGTTCATTTTTCGAAGATAGTACGTGTTCAAAGTAGTCATCTTTGCCACAAATCGTGAGAATACTTCCTTCTTGCTCATTTCAAGGCTAAATAGGTCTACTCTTAACCCTTCGTTTCTCAGTAGCGCTCTATCGATTAAATTGATTGTCCAGGCACTCTTTCCGACTGAAGGTCTAGCCCCAACCGTCACTAACATTCCAGGACCAATTCCACCTCCAAGTGCTGCATCCAATCCGCTGAATGTCTTAATCCCGTCTTCGATATCGTGTTCAAGTTCATACTCGAATTGTTCAAACGTTTCTGATAAGTCCCCGACATTTTTCTTTCTTGATAGCTTAGAAATCGCGCTTAATAATTCAAGCATTTCTGCTTCTAATTGCTTAGTTGGAAATGCTGTATGTTCGGCTTTAACCTTTTCGAGTTTAGCTCTCAAATACTCACGATGTAGTTGATTAGCCAGGTAATCTAATCCGGATGTTGTTGCGTTCTCTTGCTGTAATGCTAGTAGATACTCATATCCAATCGAATTACCTTTCAATTCGGCTCTGACTTTAGCGAATAGCTCCATCAATCCATCTAAGCGACTTCCGTTGTTGTTTAAAATTTCAAAGATCGTTTTAAAATTCGTATCTGTGAACCATTCAGCTTGCAGATACGTTGATTGAGCTTTATCGAAATCTTGTAGGATTGCAGATATGATTGATTTTTCTAACTCGTAATTGTTCATTGCCAACCCTGCCAATTCTGTCCGTATAAGTCTCTCATCTTGTCTTCAACAGATTGTCCAGACGATACATTTCTATTCACTCTAGCTGGTGCCTCGTTTAAGTATCTTTCAAACTTTCCGCTGAATAGTGTTTCTGGTCTTAGATACTTATTCATCTCCTCGTTATTCAGCCACTGCTTACACTTGAAATCAATAACTTTCTCAAAGTCTTCAACTGTGAATCCATTGTCTAACAGCTTATGGATTAACTGTACTGTCTTCTTAGTCTTAACTGACCATTTCTTTCCAGAGCGTTTATTTAGATAATCAATAATATGACTAGTCTCATCAGTCCAAACAACCTTACTCGTTTTCTCCTCTGAGACATTATTATTATTCTCTGTAGTAGTCTCTGTGTATTCTCTGGTATAGGTCTGTTCAAATTGAACACATCCATCTGTACAATCTGAACACATCGTCTGTTCATTTTGAACACATCGTCTGTTCACACATTGGTACTCGATTGTGTACCATTTTGTTTTGTCGAATTTTTTCTTATTAAAGTTCCCAATTCTAATGACTTTCTGTTTTTCTAAGTTGGTCAAAGTCCTTCTGATAGTCATTGCTGACCAGAATGGGAATTCTGTTTGCCAATCTTCTAATGTCTTATAAAACCATTTAACTCCTTCAAATTCATTGGTACTCTTAAGTAACCAATAATGCATTTGTTGGAGCATAATCGCCTCATTTAAGCCGATTTCTTTAGCAAGCGATGGCAGCACTTGTAAAGGTGGTTCGTTAATTAATAACCGACTCATTGAATATCCCCTTCCAACGTGTTATAATAACTTTAGTTAATATTTGTATGACGGCTTTTATAAGTCGTCTTTTTTTAATACTCTTTTTTTCAATTCTTCAATTAATTCGTTTGTACTGTATTCTTCTAATGGATTAGTATCTGGTAGATTAGTATTTAAT